TTTAGTATTATAGGTATATTCAATCGTAGAAAATCTGAAACGGAAGTTCGTATGAATGTATTAGTAAAAGAAGTGGCTACAGGTAGAGTTATTACAGGTAGAGGTACAGGTACAATAACTACAGATATTCAAGCAGCTGGTTTACAGATTGAAGAAGATTTACCATTCAACAAAAGTGAGTTTGGTGGAGCAGTAAGAAAAGCATTAGTAGAAGCTACAAAAGATTTGAAATGATAAAACATCTCAAAGAAAATAATATGGGATATTGGGAACATTGGTGGAGAGCGATGAAAATAAGTGGGGCTCTTTTTGTTCACGCTTGGTTTCCAAATGTACTAAAAGATTACGCAAGTGAGGAGTTATCTAAATGAGTAAAGAAACTATATTTGGTATAGTAATAAATGTTTGTTTTGTTCTAACCATATTTGCTGTCAGATATTACTTTGTAAAACAAGAATATGATTTCTTAGTTAATGACAGTCAAAGACAAGAAGAACTAATAGTAGAAAACGAATTTACTATTGATACATTAAAAACTGAAGTAGCTAAACTTAATAAGTATAATGTAAAACTTATTAACGAAATGCAAGATGTAAAAACTAATTATTATGAAAGAATTCGTTGGGAAAAAGAATATGAACAACGATTAAAAAACCTTAGAGAATCTCTTGATTCAGTAAAGTTTGAAGTATCATTAGGTGAAAATGGATTAATACCTTTTGAAAAAGAATTTGGTGTACAAGATAATTATTTAAGGATATTCGGACGTACAGGTGTAAAGATTAAAGACAATAAAATTTTAGATTCTAAAACTGATTTGTCTTTTGATGGTGAAATTAAAATGGGTGCACCTGAAATAGAAAAATTAGGTGAGTATGAGTTTAAAGCTGTACTACCAAGTAAATCTTTTGATGGATTAAGACTTTCAGGTGGAGAGAGTAAACCTATAGCTTTAAAACCACCAAGAAACCAAATATCGTTTGGTCCTATGTTGGGTGTAACTTATAATTCAATTACAGGATTAACAGAACCTATTTGGGGATTTGGTATAACCTATAACTTAGTAAAACTTTGGGATTGGAAGTAATGAAAGGTGATTGTTACTCAGCAAATGGTAGATCTATTATCGGAGCAGATGATTCAGCCCGATTAGTTCACGGTGTTGGTATTTTACCAAGAGATGGAAAACCATTCGGACATTGTTGGGTAGAAAAAGGTGGAATATGTTACGACAAGAGTAATGGTAAAGATATTAAGATGCCAAAGAGACGATATTACGAATTACTACTAGCGCCTGTAAAAGTATATAAACTTTACAAGTATACGTCTGAACAAGCAGGTTTGAAAATGGTAAGAACAGGACATTGGGGTCCTTGGGATTTGAAACCACCGAGGTAAATTATGAAAACATTTCACGTAGATGAACCAAGAGAGATTGGTAAAAAGAAACAAAGAATATCACCGAAAGATAAAATGATGATAAAAAAAGGCATGAGTGAAAAACTCAACATTACTTCAGAACAAGCAAAAGTTATATTAGATAACCTTTGTATTCATTGTGGTAATCCTGTAAATGAAGATTTACGAAATTGGTTCAAGCAAAAATGGGTAAACATTGGTAAGAAAGACAAGAGTGGTAAACATCCACCTTGTGGTACAAGTGGTAAAAAAAGAGGTTATGCTAAATGTGTTCCTGCTTCTAAAGCAGCTTCGATGAGTAAGAAAGAAAAAGAAAGTGCCACAAGAAGAAAACGAGCAGCACAGAACAAAAGAGGTAGAGGTGGTAAACAGGCACCAGGACAAGGTAAGAAACCCGTAAGAGTTTCCACACACACAAAACGTAGTGGAAAGAAAAGTGGAACAGGAAAGGCATCATAATATGATTAGATTATTAGATATTTTGAGTGAATCTGAGGATAAGGGTTGTCCCTTACCTACACAAAACATTGACCTAAACCTAAAGAATCGTAATAAAGCATTCAAGAAGTATAACTATGGTCCAGCAGACCCAAGACATGATTTGGCTGTAAAGGTAACCGAATTAGATTACGGTAATTTACAAGATAGTGATTTCAAGTCAAAAGATGAACTAAAAGAATCGCCGAACCTTGACTATTGGAATAAGCTAATGGATATCTACAATACAAAAGATATCTTCGCAATACTGAAACAAAGATGTGGTAATTGTGCAGCATTCAACATTTCAGATAAAATGAGAGATTGTATCAAAAAAGGTATTGGTGATGAAGCGCCGACAGAACCTATAATAAAAGTTGGTGAAATAGGATATTGTAGATTTTTGAAATTTAAATGTGCGGCTGCAAGAACTTGTCAAGCATGGGTTAGTGGAGGTCCAATAACATCCAATGACTGAAGATTATAAAAATTTTACATTTGGAAAAAATTGGATACCAACAAGTTTAGCACAAAGAAAAAAAATGAAACGAATACATGGTAAACTAAATCGTAGTATAAGAGAAGCACCGCGAGTTCCAAGAAAAAAGGGACAACATCGTGGTTCTAAATCTCATTCAGATTTGTATACGGATGAAAACCCAAAGGGTACGATAAAAGGTTTGAAATTTGCTACTGTAGCAGATGCAAAAGCATCTGTTAGTAAAATAAGAAGTAGTGGTAAATCACACGCACATAAGATACAGGCAGCAGTTGCTATGGAACAAAGAGCAAGAGAGATGGGTAAAACATCTCAGGCTGCAGTGTACAGAGCTTACATAAATAAAATGAAGAAAAAGACTAAAGCCAAAAATGAAATTTCATTTGTAAAAGAACATAAGTGTGGGTGTAGTGATATTTATAATGTAGAAAGAATTAACGAAAAATGGAGTGCTAAGTACAAACGTAGTATAGATTGTAGCAACCCAAAAGGATTTAGTCAACGTGCACATTGTCAAGGTAGAAAGAAGAGGGAGTCTATTATGGACAAAAAACTAGCTGAACAAAAACTTGGATTATTTTTAGAAAAAAATGTACCAACAAAACCCGCTAAGTGGGCTTACTATAAGTCACAAGCTAAAAAGAAGTTTGATGTTTATCCATCAGCTTATGCAAACGCTTGGGCTGCAAAACAATACAAAGCTGCAGGTGGTGGTTGGAGAAAAGTAAAGGGTTAGACATGGACGTATTTTTAGAATCAAGTAACGGAGAAACTCACATCTATTGGGAAAACGAAATGGGTGAGAGTTGTGGATATACCTTTGAATTTCCTGAAGACGAACAACCAATGTCAGAAGCTGAGTATCAAGGAAGAAAAGTAAAGCTCGGTAAGATTATGCAGGGTGATACTAAAAAGTTCAAAGTATATGTAAAGAATCCAAAAGGGAACGTAGTTAAAGTTAATTTTGGTCAAGGTGGTGGTGCTAAAGGTGGAACTATGAGAATAAGGAAATCGAATCCAGCAGCTCGTAGAAACTTTAGGGCACGTCATAATTGTGATAATCCAGGACCAAGACATAAAGCGAGATATTGGTCTTGTAGAAAGTGGTAAGTCGTGAACAAACTTACCAAATGGTTAATATCACCTTTTCTTGAAGAAGAGTTCGGAGCTCCCGCAGGAACACTACCATCCCCAAGTCAAAAAAAGATAAAAAAAGCGAAAAAAAAGCTTGACAAGTATGGCCAAAGGTCCGTATATTCAGAGGATGAAATTGAAGAATCTTTGCCTACGAAAGTTACAGATAAATTCAAAAAAGTAAAATCAACATCAAAAAAAGATATCGATAAAGATTTCGTCAAACATCATCAATACTCTATGGGTGCTGACTCTATGGGTAACATAGCTGAGCCCGATACCTATGATTGGGATGATGATGATAAAGAAAAAGGTGGACATCAAAAAGAAAAAGATAAAAAGAAAAAAGGTTATGAGCCTGTAACTGAGCAAAAAGAAATCAAAAAAACAATAGCAATATATCCTGGCCGTTTTCAACCATTCGGTCCTCATCACAAAGCAGTCTTCGATAGATTGAAAAGACAATTTGATGATGTCTATATCGTCACATCCGATATCAAGAAACCACCACGTCACCCACTAAACTTCAGAGAGAAAAAAGCACATATGGTAAAGATGGGTGTACCTGCTAAAAATATATTCAAATCAAAACAACCATATAAACCTGTAGAAGTTTTCAAATACTTTGATGAAAATGAAACTGCTGCAGTATTCGCACTTGGTAAGAAAGATGCAAGTAGATTATCAGGTGGTAAATACTTTCAACCTTATAAAAAAGGTGGAGACATGAATGGGTTTTTAGAAAATGGTTATGTGATGATAGCACCTCATGTTTCAGTAAAGTTAGCAGGTGAGGATGTTAGTGGTACTGTGATGAGAAAAGTATTGGGTAGTAATAAAATATCAGAACCTAATAGAAAAAAATTATTCAAAAAATTGTTTGGATATTCAGACAATACAATGTATAAGTTATTGACTACAAGATTTAAATCTATGAATGAAATCATAGAAAAGTTTTTATCAGAAAGTAACGTATCTACAATCGCACACGTGGATGATGGACCTGTATCGTTTTACGCAAACTTTGCTGACTATATGGATGTTAGTAAAGATTGGTTGGGTGATTTAGGTGCAGAGGTTATAGATTATATAGTTAGTAATAAAGCACAAGACCCTGCATACGATCCTTTGTTGAAGACAAGAATTGTTTCCGCAGTTGCACATGGTACTACATTATCACCACGTAAATCAATAGCTCGTTATAAAAATCACATCAATAATAGAGTTTTACAAAACATAGGTTTTGAAGTTGTAAAATGGATGGGATTGAAATCAGATACAGAAGTAACGGGTGTATCAGTATTAGCTCCTGTAGCAGCAGGTGCAGATGGTAGTCAACAAAATACGGATAGAAAAAAACTATCCGAATCTATCTTGTTTGAAACTATGACGATAGAAGAGGGTGTAAGATTTGATAACTTTCTAAAAGATTTTAGTAAAAAAGCAAAGCAACCTTTCAGTAAAATAAAACAAACTATGAACAACAAAAATACTTTTGTTGTTGCTAAACTAAATGATTTTAGTGTAGACAAAGTATTAGATAGTGCTAAAAGAGGTTTCCAAGCATATCAAAAAATTCTAAATGTAGTTCCTAATAAAATCGCTAAGAAGTTAGCAGGTACAAAGTTTGGACAGAAGAAAGAAAAAGCATTGAAGAAGTTGGATAACTTCTTACAAAAAAATCCAAAACTAAAAAAGGTTATGGGTTTAGGTGCAGCATCCGCTGTTACTTATGCTTGGACTAAGATGACATTTATAGGTGATCCTGAATATGACTTAGATTTATCAGCAGTAGCATCAGCCGCTTCGGGTGGAGATTATTCACTCGCCGATATGTTTGGTGGTGAGATGGGAACAAAGTTCTTAGTTCTTACAGCCGTAGGTGCTACCACAGGTTTGACAGCACCTTATACAAAGATATTAGGTAATGTTGGTACAATGGCTGCAGGATTAGGGTTTGGTGCGATACGTGCATATAAAAAGAAAAAGGAAGCAAAGAAAAAGAAAGAACCACAAAAGACTAAAATGCCCGATACTGTAAAGAATCCAAATCCACGTGGTAGAAAAAAGATGATATCTAAACAAAGTGCAGTTAGGTGGGTAGCAAAGAATAAAGGTAACAAAGCAGCACAAAAATATCAAAAGAGTTTATCAGAAACAAAATTGTTTTCACCTGATTGGTGGACACAAGAGTTACAAGAAAAGGAGTTATTGCTTATGGGAGGAGCGGCAGGACATATGTCACATCCATTTGATAATCATCATCTTACATTTGGTGATTTCAAAAACATAATCGATATGAGTTTACAAGGAAAACTAAACAGAGAAGATAAGGTTACTGAAAAGTTAGATGGACAAAATCTAATGATTAGTTGGAAGAATAATAAGTTAGTTGCTGCAAGAAACAAGGGTAATCTAAAAAACTTTGGTGAATCATCACTTGACGTGAAAGGTATGAAATCAAAGTTTGCAGGTAGAGGAGATGTTGAGAAAGCATTTGTGGGTGCGATGAAAGATTTAGAGTCTGCAGTAAATAAATTATCAGAAAAACAAAAAGAAAAAGTATTTGGTGAGGGTAAACGTTGGATGAATTTAGAGATAGTTTATCCAAAGACAGCAAATGTTATAGACTATGATGTATCAGAGTTATTTTTTCATGGTAGTGTAGAGGTGGATGAGTCAGGACAAACTAAAAAACAAGTAAAAGATAGTGCAAGGATGTTAGAGGGGATGATTAGACAGATAAATCAGAATATTCAAAAGAGATTCAAGATATCTAAGCCTGTTATACTGAACTTACCAAAGGTGCAAGACTACGCTAAAAAGAAAAAATATTTTTTAGGCAAGTTACGAAAATTGCAGACTATTTATAAACTGAAGGATAATGATACATTAGGTATGTATCACGAGATGTATTGGAGAGAGTATATTTTCAATGCGTCAAAACAAATGAAATACAAAATACCAAAAAATGTTTTAGATTCTTTGACAAGACGATGGGCTTTCTTAGACAAATCGTTTAGATTAGATAAAAAAAATATAAAACACGATAAATTTTTGGAATGGTCTAAGGCCACAGATAAATTTGATTTGAAAAAGTTACAACAAGAACACATCAAACCATTTGAACTACTATTTTTAGAGTTAGGTGCTGAAATATTGAAGAATTTAGACGGATATTTGGCAGTAAACCCTCAAAAAGCAGTCAAAAACATCAAAAAAGACTTGAAGTCAGCAATATCAGCACTCAAGTCATCAAAAGATATCAAAACTCTCAATTTATTAAAGAAAAATCTTGAAAAAATACAAAACATAGGTGGTTCAGACTCTATTGTGCCATCGGAGGGTTTGGTTTTCAAATATAATGGTGATATGTACAAGTTTACGGGCGCATTTGCACCTGTAAATCAAATATTAGGAGCTCTAAAGTTTGTGAGGTAAAATATGGGTTATAGTAAAGAAAGAGAAAGAGAAAATAAAGCACTCAAAGCTCTTCTCAAAGGTGATTCGGTTGAAAAAAGGGTTATGGTTGGTTATGAGGGTGATAAACAAGAGAGTGGAGATAAGATAGATAAACTTTCAGATATAATGAAAGATGCACGGATGCCGATGTTTTGTCCTAAGTGTGAAAGAGTTATGAAGATAAAACTTGACAATAAGATGTGGTTATTATATAATCATTGTTTTGATTGTCAGATACAGATAGAAAATAAACTGAGAATAAAAGGTAAATACTCAGAATATGAGGAAGAAAAGGTAAAAAACAACAAAAAAGCTTATATAAAAGATATGTTGAATGGTATTCAAGAGTGGAAAGAAAAAACCAAGACGATGGAAAAGATGGAGAGTGTTGGTGTACAAACTCCTGAGGTAGCAAAGGAAAAGTGGAATGTGAATTCAGACCACATAAATAAGATGGCAGATGATGCAGAGAAGTTCCTAAAAGAGCAACTATCTGAACTTGACTAATATTTATTTATATGAAGAAACCTTTTGATGAAAAAAAGTTATATTTAGTCGATGGGCATGTAGCAAACGACATTTATGAAATGATTGTTGAGTTTCAAAACTTAGCGATACAATATCTAAGTGACGTAGAGGATGAGTACGAAAGTGATAGATTACAAGAAGCCATCGAAGTTTTTGATATATGTATAGATAATTTTATTACGCTCAAAGATTTTGATGCCTTAGAGATAGCAGATTTAAAACAAGGTGCTTCATTACATGATATTATGAAAGACGTTGGACTAAAGTTCTCAAAAAAGAAGAATAATAATGGAGAATAAAAACAAAAATTTTAAGGATGTAATTAGAAAAGAATACGTAAAGTGTGCACAAGATCCTGTATACTTTTTGAAAAAGTATTCTTTTATACAACATCCGATAAAGGGTAAGATACCATTTCATTTATACGATTTTCAAGAGAAAACTGTAGACCAATTCAATCAAAATAGATTGAACGTTATACTAAAAGCAAGACAATTAGGTATATCAACTCTTACAGCAGGTTATAGTTTATGGATGATGACGTTTCATCAAGATAAAAATATCTTGGTTATTGCTACTAAACAAGAGGTGGCTAAAAACTTGGTTACTAAAGTTCGTGTGATGCACTCAAACTTACCCAAGTGGTTGAAGCAACCTTGTGTTGAAGACAATAAATTGAGTTTGAGATATAAGAATGGTTCTCAAATAAAAGCTGTATCAAGTGGTGAAGATAGTGGTCGTTCAGAAGCTCTGTCATTACTGATACTTGATGAGGCAGCGTTTATCGATAAGATTGATGGTATATGGGCAGCAGCTTCACAGACGTTATCGACAGGTGGACAATGTATCGCTCTCTCAACACCTAATGGTGTGGGTAATTGGTTTCATAGAACTTGGATGGATGCGGAAGATGGATTGAATGATTTCAATTTTATCAAACTTCATTGGACTGTACATCCTGATAGAGAGCAAGATTGGAGAGATGAACAAGATAGATTACTTGGTCCGTCATTAGCAGCACAAGAATGTGATTGTGACTTTATCACTTCAGGACAAAATGTTATAGATGGTTTGATATTAGAAGAGATAAAAGAAAAAACAGTTTGTGAACCGATAGAAAAAAGAGGTATTGATAGTAATGTTTGGGTATGGGAACCACCAAACTACACAAAAGATTATATAGTATGTGCTGACGTTAGTAGAGGAGATGGAACTGACTACTCTGCATTTCACGTTATAGATGTACAAGACGTGAAACAAGTAGCAGAATATAAAGGTAAGATATCGACAAGAGATTTTGGTAACTTATTAGTGAACATTTCGAATGAATATAACGAAGCATTACTAATTATAGAAAACAATAATATTGGTTGGGCTGCTATACAATCAGTTATTGATAGAGGTTATCCAAACTTGTTTTATGCAAGTAAAGATTTACAGTATGTAGACACCGAAAGGCAGATGACTAATAAGATAAATAGAATGGAAAGACAGATGACTCCTGGCTTTTCAATGTCTATGAAAACAAGACCATTAGTTGTCGCAAAGTTAGAAGAATTTTTTAGGGAAAAAGCAGTTACAGTTCAATCACAAAGGTTGGTTGATGAGTTGTTTGTATTTATATACAACGGACAAAAAGCAGAAGCTATGTCAGGATACAATGATGATTTGGTAATGTCGTTTGGCATAGGTTTGTGGGTTAGAGAAACTGCTTTGAGATTGAGAGCAGAGGGTGTTGAACTTACAAAGAAAACTTTGACAAATGTAAACGCTCATGAAGGCGTATACACACCATCGGAAGCCAAGAATGATTCTTGGTCATGGGATGTTCAAAAAAATCAAGAGTCCTTAGAGTGGCTCTTATAAAGTGAGGTAAAAAATGGCTGATACATCATTATTTGGTAGATTACGAAGATTATTTTCTTCTAACGTTATCGTAAGAAACGTTGGTGGTAAAAAACTTCGTATAGCTGATACAGATAAAGTACAAGCATTTGCTAAAAATAATTTAATAGATAGATACACAAGAATGTTTTCGGGTTATGGTGCGAACGTAACTACAGACGCAGTTCATAAAAAAGCATTACGATTAGGATTGTTCAAAGATTATGAATCGATGGATACTGATGGTATCGTTTCTTCAGCATTAGACATCTACGCTGACGAATCAACGATGAAATCAGAATATGGTGATGTATTGGAAATCAAAACTGATAACGAACAAATCAAAAAAATACTCCATAATCTTTTTTATGATATTCTAAATATAGAATTCAATTTATGGCCGTGGGTTCGTAATATGTGTAAGTATGGTGATTTCTTTTTGTATCTTGAAATAAGTGAGAAGTATGGAATATCAAATGTACAACCACTTTCACCATACGATACTGTTAGAGTTGAGGGTATCGATCCTGAGAATCCTAACTATGTAAAGTTCGTACTTGAATCGGGTGGTGATATGGGTTCAAAGTATTCAGTTCAGGCACCAAAAAACGCAGAATTAGAAAATTATCAAGTAGCACATTTTAGATTACTTTCTGATTCAAATTATCTTCCTTATGGTAAGTCAATGATTGAACAAGCAAGAAAAGTTTTCAAACAGTTGACTCTTATGGAAGACGCTATGATGATTCACAGAATTATGAGAGCACCTGAAAAGAGAGTATTCAAGTTGGATATCGGTAATATACCTCCCGCTGAAATTGATAATTATATGCAAAAGATTATAAACAAGATGAAGAAGACACCCGTTATCGACCAAGATACAGGTGACTATAACTTGAAGTATAATATGCAGAATTTGACAGAGGACTTCTTCTTACCTGTTCGTGGTGGAGATAGTGGTACACAGATAGATTCTATGCCAGGTATGACTTATGATTCCACAGAAGATTTAGAATATTTGAAAAATCGTTTGTTGGCTGCTCTTCATGTACCAAAAGCTTTCTTAGGATATGAAGAAGGATTGGGTAGTAAGGCAACACTGGCAGCTGAAGATGTTAGGTTTGCTAGAACTATTGAAAGAATTCAAAGGATAATAGCTAGTGAGTTGACTAAAATTGCTGTTGTTCATTTATATTCTCAAGGATTTCAAGATGCAGAACTAGTAAATTTTGATTTGAAATTGACTAATCCATCTATGATATATGAG